TGCCGCATGATGTAGTCGCAGGCATCATTGATCACCCATGCGCGAGTATATGCAGGGCTAGGCAATGGCTCAAGCCCCAATTCATTGAATGTAAGTATCATAGTGGAACAATCCTAAAGTTAGAGAGTGAAAAGAAAAGATCGGCGGGCAAATTTTCAGCGTCTCGAATGCTACAATATGGGCCATCTTCGCCTAGTCGAAAATCTTTGCCGATGTGCCAGTCGGTGTAAGCCTTAAGCCATGATGTATAGCTGCGACCATAAGCAGGGTAAAGGATTTCCATTACAGAATGTCTCCATCGATGCGTTGTGAAAGAATGATAACAAGCATAGGCAAACCGCCTACGATTATTGAAAGAAAGATGCCTAAGTATTCCATGATGTTGTCCTTGTTAGATGAACATATTGTAACACAAAAAATCGCAACATTACTTGCGATTTACATTAGATTTTATGATATACTGGGAGGGGGGTACCCTACCGACCAGGGCGGTTATCGGACTTTGGTTTTTGCAATGTCAGGGTGGCCCACCCACACGTGGTATTTTAACAAAACTACTAAAAGCTTTTTTCGGTGCTAGACCCCCGAACAAATTCCACACTTGCACATGTGCTGCCACAAGTGTTATAATCGACCCAAAAGGAAAAATACTCTATGTCGAAAAATTTACCCGCAACTACCCCCGCTGAAGTGCTAGACATATCGCCGGAAGCTCTGGAAATTGCTAATTGTTACCTGCAAGACCAAGACACCGCCAGTGTGGCTACAACGCTACAAATTCCCCAAACTCTTGTAACTCAAACACTTGCCCGCAAGGACGTTAAAGCTTATATTGATCAAGTTTTCTTTGATGTGGGATTCAACAATCGTTTTAAAATGCGTGCTGCAATGGATGCACTAATTAAAAAGAAGTTCCAAGAACTTGAAGAAGCCGATGTTGGTTCCAGTAAGGACATCCTAGAGATTCTTGCACTATCACATAAAATGACCATGGAACAAATGGCACGACAAATTGAACTTGAAAAACTGCAGTCCAGCAAAGTAGTTACACAAACCAATATTCAAATCAATGATGCCAGTGACGGCACTAAGTATGGTAATTTAATTCAACAACTTGTTAAAATGGACGAGAAAAAGTGAGCGATAACGATTATACTGCTTGGGCTTCGGCTGATATAGACGACTTGTGGTTGTTTGACAAATTAATATTATCTCGTCGGCTAGGTTATGTGTGTGGGCCAGCAGGAGTGCCTGTGCCACATGCCGGTGTTTACATTGTGCGTCCAGTTACTAACTTGGCAGGCATGGGTCGTGGTGCTAGTTTTCAGTACTTAGGTCCAAAAACCGAATTACCACCCGGATACTTTTGGTGTGAAGTATTCACTGGCCAACATCTTAGTATAGATTATTGTTATGGTGTGCCTGTGTTGTGTGTGGAAGGTTTACGAGATCCTAACGCACAACTATGGCGTTGGTATCGTTGGCAGGTGGTTGATACCACACTGGCTGTACCACTACCAGAGCTAGCTAAATTTCCGTATCTTAATGTGGAATTTATAGGTAATCGTGCCATTGAAGTGCACCTACGCCACAATCCAGATTTTGAGTATGGGAATACTGTGGCCATACCTGTGTGGGACGATATGCCACTAGACTTAACTCGCACATTTGTTGAGAGTCCGGATTATAAACGAAAAGGGTTTTATGTTAACGATTAGCCGACCAGATATTGATGCTGATCATATCACTGAACTTGACTCTTCGCAGCGATTTATTAAGCTGCCAATTACTAACTATCTTAAACTGCTACCAGCAATTGATCCAGTTACTCGTCAGGTGTCAACTGCGTGGGATCAAATAAACAGGCCCCAAATTGCGCTAATCAATGCAGTTAATTCGCCTAGCTATAGATTTATCTGCGCTGCATTTGCGCGTCGCCTGGGCAAAACTTACGCAGCCAATATTATTGGCCAGCTAGTAATGTTAGTGCCAGGTTGTAATATCTTAATTATATCACCAAACTATAACCTCTCCAGTATCTCATTTGAGCTACAACGTCACCTTATCAGATCATTTGATTTAGAAATGGAACGTGACAATGTAAAAGATCGTGTGTTAGAGCTAAAAAATGGCTCGACGATTCGCCTTGGCTCGCTATCAACAGTTGATTCAACTGTGGGTCGATCATACGACCTAATCATCTTTGACGAAGCTGCACTTGGTGATGGTGAAGCAGCATTTAATGTTGCACTGCGTCCTACACTAGATCGTCCGGGGTCAAAAGCAATATTTATTAGTACCCCTCGTGGTCGTGCCAACTGGTTCTCCCGTTTCTTTGACCGCGGATTCTTACCTGAGTTTCCTGAGTGGATTTCGCTTAGTGCAGACTACACGGAAAATCCGCGAATGTCGGAGCGTGACGTTAGTGAGGCACGTTCGATTATGTCACGTGCAGAATTTGAACAGGAGTACATGGCTTCGTTTAGTGTATTTGAGGGTCAGATCTTTCAGCTGGATTCTAGTTTGATTATGGACTATGTACAACGCGATGGCGATGAGGTAATTGCGGGACTTGATCCCGGCTACAAAGACCCAACCGCGTTTTGCGTTATTGTGTATAGCCCCCAAGACGATACTTATCATATTGTGGACGAGTATCAAGACTCACAATCTACAACTGCGGGTCATGCTGTAAGATTGCAAGAATTAATTACAAAATGGAATTTAGAAACTACATTTATTGACTCTGCTGCTGCACAGTTTGCAGCTGATCTTGCCTATACATATGACATTGCAACTATAAAAGCTAAAAAGTCTGTGCTAGACGGAATTGCGCTAGTACAAACACTTGTAGAACAAAATCGTATTCGTGTCTCACCACATTGTGAGCACGTGTTATTTATGTTTGACCAATATCGCTGGGATTCGCGTGAAACACTAACCACAGAAAAACCTGAGCACGGAATGGCATCCCATATGGCTGATGCAGTGCGTTACGCTATTTATACTTTTACAACAGGCGGTTGATCTTTGTTTTTAGAAATAGATTATAACACTAATCAAATCAACAAACAAGTATAAATTTTCTGTTGTGGCTACCTTAAAAAATTTAATACTTGACATCTTTGTGCTTCTGTGCTACAATAGGGGAATTAACAAACACGTGCAAGAAAAATGGCGAAAAATACCGGTAATAACCGCATACCAGTCAAATGGGTCCGAGACAAGGCTAAAGCAGCTTATGACAAAAAGGACGTTTGCTATATTTGTAACACAAAAGAAGATTTAGAATTACATCATTTTAACTCAATAACAATCCTGCTAGAAAATTGGGCGGCTGCAAAAAAGTACGATATTTCAACCGATGACGGAATATTAGCTGTACGCGATGAGTTTATAGCAGAGCACCATAACGAACTCTACGAGCAAGTTAGAACGCTTTGTAATAAACACCACGTTGCGTTACATCGAGTATTCGGAAAAGCTCCTCCAAGTAATTCAGCTGTGCGTCAAGAACGCTGGGTTGGTATTCAGCAGGATAAATTCACTGGAAAAGAAACAAATACTAAGACTGCGGTTGTTGGCTCGTTCTTTAGCGCATTTACGTAAGGAATAAGATGGCTTGGTATAATACCGCAACTCAATGGATTCGCGAAAAGCTGAATCCCGCACAAGAAATAATCATTCGTCAGGAAGGTATCGTTGTTGGCAGCGATGCTCCTGCAAATTACAGAACCTCATTTAAGAAGCTAGAAAGTGTGAACCGCGGTACAAATATGATTGTATCAGGCTGCTCTAGTTTAGACTTTGATATAAAAGACAAGATCTCTAGTGATGTTATGTCAGGTATGCGCCAAAAAACATTGGCAAACCTACTAAACTTTAGACCAAATCCATATCAAAGTGCACAAGACTTTAGAACTAACATTTTCCTAGATTTTATACTCGAAGGTAATATATTTATTTACTTTGATGGTGCATTTATGTACCACTTACCTTCTTCAAGCGTACAAATTATACCTGATGCAACAACATACATCAAAGGTTATAAGTACAATAATATGCAAGAGTTTAAACCTAGTGAAATTATTCACGTACGAGATGCTTGCAGTAGCTCAATCTATCGTGGTAGTTCAAGACTTCTCTCTGCTAATAGATCAATTGAAATCTTATATAAGATGCATTCGTTTCAAGAAACTTTCTTTGAAAACGGTGCAATACCAGGAATGGTTCTTACAACAGATAATACTCTAAGCCAAGTAGCAAAACAAAAAACAATTCAAAACTGGATCTCAAGCTATAGCCCAAAAAATGGTGCTCGTAAGCCTATGATTCTTGATTCAGGATTAAAACCAAGTAGTGCATTTGATATTAGTTTTCAAGACATGGATTTTGATAACTCAATTAAATCGCACGATGTTAAAATATTAAAAGCACTAGGTGTACCAAGTATTTTATTAGATGGTGGTAATAACGCAAATATTTCTCCAAATATGCGTTTATTTTACCTAGAAACAATTATGCCTATTATTCGTAAGTATACTTCCGCAATGGAAAGATATTTTGGATATGACATTGATGCTATTACTAGTAACGTATCAGCTTTACAGCCAGAGTTAAAAGATATAGCTGCTTATAACGTAAGCTTAGTTAACGGTGGGATTATTACTCCAAACGAAGCTAGGATTGAACTACGTTATGATACAAAACCTGGTAATGACGATCTACGTATACCGGCTAATATTGCGGGCTCAGCTGGTAATCCAGCGTTAGGTGGTGCCCCTAAAAAACCTGAGGTACCTAAACCTTAATTGAAGGAGCATGATGAAAGATAAAGTATTATTTATTGATAGTACTTTTACTAAACAGCTTCCCAGTGGTGGAGAAACAGCTGATTCAGTCTACATCGAAGGTTACGCAAGTACCAATGAAGTAGATCGAGCCAACGATGTAGTACCTACTAGCGTATGGGAAAAAGGAATCCAAAACTACTTAAAGAACCCAATTATTTTAGCCCAGCACGATTATGATGACCCAATCGGCCGTATGGTAGAATACAAAATTGATTCTAAAGGTCTATGGATTAAAGCACGAATCTCTGCTGCGGCTGAGATTTTTAATTTGGTAAAAGATGAAGTAG